GGTAGTCTTTTTAATGGTAGTTTCTTTAGTATTAGCCATAGTTTAATTATAGAATATAATATTTATTTTTCAACTATCTCTGTTATCTTATAATTAATTTTTTCTTGATCATAAATCTCTTTTCTCTTAAGAGAATGCCTTTCACCATACTTTAAATGATCAGCTAAATCTATAATAACTAATTTATTTTTATTTTCGTTTAATCGTAAACCTCTACCAATAGATTGAATAGTTCTTATAAAACTTTTACCTCCTGAAGCAAACATAATCATATGAATATTTTTAATATTAATACCAGTACTAAAAATAGAACTCATAGCTATACAAATAACATTATTATTTGTTTCCATTATCTTCTTTATTTTATCTCTTGTTTCTACTTCAACTTCACCTTTAACAAAAAATACCTGCTTATCAGTACATTCTGAAAGTTTATCATATAAAGCATCTCCATGAGCTAAATGATTTACTAGAATAAGAGAGTTATTATCAAACTTACTACACATTCCTTTTATTAGATTATTTCTAAATTCATTTGTATATATAAAGTCTAATTCATTTTTAAAATTATTAGCTCCAGAAACGTAAAGAGGTTTATCTTTATATTTTAAATCTATAATACTAACGTTTACAGTAGTTAAATATTTTTCTAATCTTAATTCATAACTATCTTTATCATAAATTACTTTACCTATCTTACCTTTAATATTCCATTCATCCGGTTTATTATCTGGTAATGTACCGGTTAACCCAAACTTATGTACTGTTTTTATTTGCTGAACCATTTTACTAATCTTATTAGATTTTTTAACTTTATGACATTCATCAATAACTAAAGCATCGACATTAGTTAACCAATCATTTTCTGAAAAACGGCTTTGTAAAATACCTAAATTTGCAATTATAACGTTAGCAGTTAAATCAGGATTATTTTTACCAGTCCATTTAGTAAATTTAAATAATGCATTATACTCTTCAAAATCATTATACGTTTGACTAACTAATCCTAAATCAGGTACTATTAATAAACATTTGAAAAGTTGGTCTTTTTCTTTTTTCTGAAGATATAAACTCATTAATAAAGAACAAATCGTAAGAGTTTTGCCTGCTCCAGTACCCATTTTAAGAATACCTCTACCAAATGATATAGCTTTATTACAAGCTTCTTCTTGATAATCTCTCAACTCATAAGTTAAGTTATTATATAAACGAGTATCTTTTAAAGTTGGTTTTACTATAGATAGAATATCATTATCAAAAATAACTTCTTCATCCGGGTATTGTAATTTTATATAAGTTAAAACGTCGTAAAACATCCCTGGTTCAAATAAACCTGTAGGGGTTATACAATATATTCTCGGAGATACTATAAATCTTGCTCTACCTCTAAAACGAAATCTTGCAGTATCATCGTTAACGCTAAAATATTCTCTAATTTCATCCAAATTAGAAGAAATAATTTTAATCTTATTTCTATCTAACTTAAATTCTATCATAGTTGTTCCATTTTCATTATCTCTATAATATTTTTAATATCAAACCCTATAGCACTAAAAGTCTTTTCTGTTTTCTCTAAAAATTCTATAACTAATTCTTCTTCTTTAATTTTATCAGAAATAGAAATCATTTTTTCATGACTATATGCAGCTCTTTCAGCAGTAGGTACTGTTACCTTAACTGGACTACTTTCAATAATTTGTTTAGTAATCACCTTTTTTATTTCATCTTTTTCTTTTTTTAGTTTATTAAGGTTCTTTTTATGATTTATAAGTTTACTTACCCAATAATGTTTACGTGCAGGAGTTTTCATCGATGAATCTTTTAAGTTAAATTCATTAATTTGTAAATCTTTTTCAATTTCGTCTATATATTTTTCTAAGATATCCACATTTTAATTATAAATACTTACGTGAAGAAAACAACTCTATTTGAAAAAGCTTTTAAAAAAACTTTAAATAAAAAGAAAAAATCTAAAGAAGAAGATGAAAATACAGTAGGAGGAGGTGCGTTAGGTGCTAACGCTATATCAAAACCTCAAACTTTAAGCAATACTGATTTTTATGCACCAGGTGATTATAGAAGACCTTTTGCTTTAGGAGCAGTTCAAACTAGAAAAGGTACAATAGGTAAAAAACGTAGAAAGCGAAAAAATAAAAAATAAATATTATTATGTCAATAAATTTGTCAAGTAATAAAACCATAACTAAACAAGAAGCTGTAACTGAAACGGTAACATCAGTTACTATTCAAAGAATTATCGATATTCCTTTAACGAAAAAAGTAAAAGTAAAGATTGATGTATTTGATGAATTGATAGAATTATCTTCTTTATCTAACGATAATTATGGTAGTAACTGGACTTACGATAGTGTAAACTCTGCAGTTAAAAGCTACGTGGAATCATTATAATGAGTGATACAGGTATATGGAAAGTTTACGGTCCCGTACCGGAAGATGCTTTTGGTTTTATATATGAAATCGTTAATATAACTAACGGTAAAAAATATATTGGTAAAAAACAAATGAAGCGTAAAATTAGACGTTTACCTCTTAAAGGTAAAAAACGTAGACGCATTGATTATAAAGAAAGTGATTGGAAAACATACACTGGTTCTTCTGATGCTCTTAATATAGATATAGCAACTTTAGGTTTAGATAAATTTGTATTTAAAATATTAAAATTTTGTAATAATAAATTTGAATTATCTTATTTTGAAGCTAAAGAACAATTTGAAAGAGATGTTCTTTTAGATGAAGATTATTATAATGGTATTATAAACTGTAGAATAGGAAAGCCTCCACAAGCTTTATTGGAACAGTATTATAATAAAAAATATGATGGCTGATTTATGTTTATCTGATTACGATTTAAAGGTTGTAGATTTTAATGATTTGTTTATAAAGGATATACAACCTGAAATAATTAATTCTTTACATGAATATAGTCTGTTAGAAAAAAGTATTAATAATGCATTAGTAAAAAAGTTTTTCTTTCATTATATTATATTAGGAGTTTGTGAAAAAATTTTAAAATCAAAAAGTAAAACGTTAATATATTTTAATAATACTCAATTAGATGATTGCGAAATGTTCAAATATTATAGTGAAAATGATTTGCTTTTACTTTTTACTAATATGATGAGAAAAATAGAAAAACTTTTACCTATAAAAATCTATATTAGTAAATTCTCTATTGAATATCTTACGCATTTAGTTGATAAAAATGACGGTAAAGCTCAGACTACTATCAATTCAATGATATCTAAAATTAATAAAATAGATATAAGCAAATATACTTTCTCTAATATTAAGAAATTTACTAAAAGATACGAACTTACTTTTCTTAATAGAGATTACTTTAATAAGTTATCAACAAAACTTCTTTTAATTAGATAAATAATAATATGGATAAGTTTACAAAAATGGCTAATGATATTCTATCTGAAAAGGTATATGAAAATCAATACGTAGCAGATGAAAATGAAGAAGATATTGAAATGAAAGTTTTCGATTTAGTAAAAAATGGTAAAACAGAAGAAGCTACTGCTATACTAAATAAACTAAGATTTAGTGATCCTAAAAAATTTGAGTTATTTCTTAAGAAAATTAATAATTCATCAGATGGTATTGAAGATCAAGAAAGTCAATTTTTAACCAAAGATCAAGAAGATGCAATTGGTATTGCTCAGAGATTAACAACTGGTCCAGAAAAAGAGAAATTTTTTGGACCTGATCCACAGAAAGAAGTTAATAAAGCTTACGGTGCAATGATGAGAAAAATTGCAGATAAAATTAAAACTGCAGCAGACGGAATAAAATAATATGAAAAAATTTTTAGAAGCATTTGATAAAGTATTTGAACAGGATGAAACAGGAGCTGAATTACCTGGAATAGAAACAGACGCAGCTACAGAAACGCCAGATGTAACTGCAGACCAACCTGAACCTGAAGTTGAAAAGTTATCTCCTGAATCGGAAGTATTGTTAGTTAGAATGATAAAAAAAGCTTTAGTAACTAACATTGATACAAATGATGTTGATTCAATAGCTTCGTTGGGAGATATAAATGAAAAAAATGCAAAAAGCTCTCTATCTCTATTAATCAATATCATGAAAAAATATTCAACTGATATAGATATAGATGTATGACCTGGAGACCTTTAGATAAAATTTATAAAGAAGACGTTGCCTTATATACTAAGAAAGGTGATGATTATGAACTACTTGCTAATGTAGATCAAAAATACTATGATGATATCTTAACTAGATATGTTAAGATGGGTACTACAGATAGTATTCAAGGTAGACAAGAAATAGAAAGAAGATTAGATAAAGCAGGTGGTAATATAAATGATAATTTAAATATTTTTCAAAGTTTTTCGCATAGTGCTAATTTAGAAATAAAAGAAGAAAACTTTAAACATGCTCAAAATGATCTATTAGGTTTATGTGAAAATAGTGCATTTTTTACTTTAGAAGCATTTGTAAAAAATAGTTTTCATAACTCAGATGTTTATAACAAATATTTTAGTAGTGCTTGGTGTGCAGTACCTGAAGCTCCTACTCATGGGTCTCCAGGTTGTGGTGAATTATTTTTAGCATTTTTAACTGATGGTATTAAACCAAAAAAAGGCGATTTAAGTACCGGAGGTTTAGAAGTTGAATTGAAAGGACCAAAAGGTAGAATGTTTAAAACTGCTGCTTTAAAAACTAATTTTGAAAAATTACAACAAGATGGTAAAGATGATAATGAACAACTTGAATTAATTTGTGAATTTATAGCAGATTATTGTGGTGTACCTGATTCAAAGAGTGATATAATAGAGTTAGTTAAAAATAACAATTTATATGAAAGATTAACGTTTGAAAGGGATTATTTCTTACAAAAAGGTAAGTTAAGAGGTAAATCAGCTAAACAAGGAGTTAATTTATTGAGATATATTGGCGGTGTTGTGCAACTTTACAAATATAAACAAGCTCAAGGCTTTGATAATTTCTTATGCTTTAATAATATTGGAGATAATTTAGCTTTACAAGCAGTTAATATGAAAAACTTAACTTCAATAAGTGACTTTTATGTACAAATAAATAATTTAAAAGGTGTTCTTGACTTCGGTCATAGAGCTGATGGAGGAGGATGGGATTGCACCTTAGTAGGATCAAGATGAAAACATTAAAACAATTTATTACCGAGCAAAGGAAAGCTAATACACATTTAACTCATTTAGAAGAATTAATTCTTAAGAAAGGTGAAGACGGTTACAGTTTAGCAAGAAAATTTATATCTGATTTACTTAACCATTTAGAGACAAATAGTGGAAGAATAGGCACAACAGTAAAATGGGATGGAGCTCCAGCTTTATTTGCAGGTATCAATCCTGAAAATGGTAAATTTTTCGTTGGTACTAAATCTATATTCAATATGAACCCTAAGTTTAATTATACTGAGAGTGATATTGATTTAAATCATGGAAGTGCACCAGGATTAGCTGATAAACTTAAAAAAGCTTTAAGATTATTACCTCAATTAGGAATTAAAAATATATTGCAAGGAGATTTTATGTTTGATGATTCTTCAAAAAGAATTGAAGATATAGATGGTACTTCTCATATTACTTTTAAACCTAATACTATAAAATATGCTATAGAAGAAGATTCTGAATTAGGAAAAAAAGTAAAAGATGCTAAATTTGGTATTATATTTCATACTGAGTATGATGACCTAGGAGGCGGTGCTAGATTCGGAGCTAAAATAGATAATTTAAATCAAGTTGATGATATTTGGGTTGACGATGCTTATTTTAAAGATGATACTGGTGTGGTTACTTTAACTAGAGATGAATCTAAGCAAATAAAAGATATTTTAACTACAGCTGATGGTATAAGAATAGATTATGATGATTTGCCTTTAGATCTTTTAAACATTTATACTAATGTAGAGATTAAGCAAGGAGAATATTTAAAAGATCCAGAAGATTCATATAATAGTTTTATTAATTGGTTTTTAGGTAGAATGGAAAGCGAAATATCTAAAAGAAAAAGTGATACAGGTAAATCAAAAGTAAAATTACTTTACACTCAAAAATTAAAAGAAATTAAAAGTGATAAAGAAAATATTATTAACCTTTTTAAAGTAAGTAAATTATTATCTGAAGCTAAACAAATCTTTATTAACAAATATAATAATGCAGTTTATACAACTAAACATTTTATTGATAACGAAGATGGTACTTTAAAAGTAACATCGCCAGAAGGTTATGTTGCAATAGATAGAGAAGGTAATGCAATAAAATTAGTTGATAGATTAGAATTTAGTAGGGCTAACTTTTTAGCAGGTAAACCGAGTGATGAAGAAAGTTATATTATGAATCCTCCTATGTATAATAGAGGAGAAGGTATAAGATTAAGACATTCAGTTGATACTTTCGGTGAAATGGTTAATGTATTGCAAGAATTTGAAGATAATGGTAATAAAAAAATATTAGTAGTGTATCCTGGTCGTTTTCACCCTTTTCATAAAGGACATGCATCAGTATATAATAAATTGCAACAAGAATTTCCTAATTCAGATGTATTTATATCAACTTCTGATAAAACTGATCCTGAAAAATCACCTTTTACCTACGATGAAAAAGTACAAATGATTCAAAGTTCTGGAATTGATCCTAATTTTGTAAAAAAAGTAGTAAATCCTTATTTAGCTACTGAAATAGTGCAAGATTATGATTCAGAAAATACAATATTAATATTTGCAGTATCGCAAAAAGATATGGAAGGTGAAAAACCAAGATTTAAGTTTGGTACTAAAAAAGACGGTACTCCAAGTTATTTTCAACCGTTTGAGAGTATAGATGATTCAGATCCTTTAAATAAACATGGTTATATTGTAACATTACCTACTATGGATTTTAAAATATTAGATAAAGATATAAGAAGTGCTTCTGAAATTAGATATCTTTATAAAACAGGCGATGATAAGTTAAGAAGAAACTTAATTACTGATCTATACGGTTCGTTTGACGAAGAAGTTAAACGAATATTTGATAATAAACTAATTTAAGCACCGAAACCAGTTTCGCGAGCTGTTTTAGTCATTTCATCATCATCTACTTCTAGATCTTCATCTTCATTACCCTCTTCCTCGTCGCTGTAACAAGGTTCTTTAGTAGGGAAGTTATCTTCATAATCAAGATAATGATAAACTGAAGATAAATAGTCAGCAGCTTTAGTAATTTTACTTGCTACCCAACCTTCTAAATAATCGCTATTACCAATATGATCAAATAATTTAGCTGAATATTCATTAGCTTTTAATAATTCAGAGCGAGCCATATCTATTTCACCATCATAAATTGTTTTACCTTCTTGTTTATTACAACCGCAGTCATCTCCGCATTCTCCTTCACATCCGCAATCTTCTCCTTCATCAGTTTCACCTGCTTGAATATAAACCATTTCATCTTCGGTTGGAGCCTGTGTTTTAGGTCTTAAAGCTTTTGTTTCTCCAACTTTTATATGTATAATTGAAGGTGTATTAGGTCCTAAACCTAAATCTTCGTTAACTTGCTTATACTTTTCGAATATCAAATCAGTTTCTTTATCCATATTAATATTTAATTAAATAAATATAATTATGCAGTTTAATAATTTAGTAATGGATCTTTTAAATGAATATGGACCGGTTATGGCTTCATCAGAAGATGCGGAATATAGAGGAAGAAAAGTTAAATTAAACAAACCAATGAGAGGTGATGTTAAAAAATTTAAAGTATATGTAAAGGATCCAAAAACTGGTAACATTAAAAAGGTAAACTTTGGACATGGTGGTACATCTGCTAAAAGACGTGGTGAAAAGACGATGAAAATACGAAAAAGCAATCCTAAAGCACGTAAATCTTTCAGAGCACGTCATAACTGCGATAATCCTGGACCAAAAACTAAAGCAAGGTATTGGTCATGCAGAAAGTGGTAAGTCAGTTTGATATACTAGTAGAAAAACTACTATTAGAAGCTGATCCAAAGAAAGGGACAGGTAAAAAACCTAAAGGTTCGGGTAGAAGACTTTATACTGATGAAAATCCTAAAGATACTGTCAAGGTTAAGTTTAGTACCGTGTCAGATATAAGAGATACTCTTAGTAAAAAATCATTTAAAGCTAAATCTCATGCAAGGCAGTCACAGATTATAAATTTAATACATCAAAGAGTAAGAGTTGCTAAAGGTAGAGTTAAAGACCCAGTTAAAAAGAAAAGATTAACTGCTGCATTTAAATATATTAGTAAAAGAAAAGAAGCTTCTAAAAGAAAAACACAAAGGATGAAGAAAAAATGATAAATTTTAAGACATATTTCGAAAATTATGCTGATAAAAAGGTAAAAGGTAAAAGTAGACCTGGTAGAGTTAAACGAGCAGGTGCTAGCTGTAAAGGTTCAGTAACTGAACTTAGAAAAAAGGCTAAAAAATATGGAGGCGAGAAAGGTAAAATGTATCAGTGGTGCCTTAACATGAAAGCTGGAAAGAAAAAATAATAAATAATAATATGATAGAATCTTTTAAATTTTTTACCGAATCATCTAATAAGGCTATTGAAGATCTTAAAAAAATGATTCAAAACCCAGATCCAGAAAGAGTTAAAATGTACGGTGGTAGTAGTTATGTAGATATGCTTAAACTTAAGTTAAATAGAATGCTTAAAGTTGAAGCATTAAAAGATCACTTAAGAAAATCTAAAATGAGCGGCCATTATAAACATGATTCTAAAGATGAAGATGGAGAAGCTTTAGAAAGATTAACAAGACAAGAACACCCAGCAATGAGTAAAATAAGGAGTAAAGAATTTAATCCTAAACTATCCCCAGGGGTAAGAAATACTTTATCAAGTATTTTTGATAAAATAATGAGTGATAAACCTAAAGAAGAAGATGCTGCAGATAGATGTAAACGTAAAGCTGATCAAGTTTACGGTAAAAAAACATCTGCATATAAATCTGGTGCAATAGTAAGATGTCGTAAAGGTAAAATTTGGAAGAAAAAATGAAATTTGACACATTAGTAGAAAGCTTATGGGCTAACATCAACAAAAAGAAAAAATCTGGTAGAAAAACAGCCAGGAAAGGTTCTAAAGCATATAAAGCTGCTAAAAAAGCTGGTGATAAATTACATGCATCTAAAAAAGCAAAAGGTTTAGCATGAAGTTTGATGATTTAGTAGAAGAATATCTTAATGAAGCTAGTGATAGTTTACGTCAATGGTTTAAGAGAGGTGGTACTGATCCTAAGACTGGTAAAAAATTTAGCGGTTGGGTAAACTGTAAAACAGGAGGCCCTTGCGGTAGAAAAAGTAGAAAATCAGGAGGTAGTTACCCGGCTTGTAGACCTACTAAAGCAGAATGCCGTAAAATAAAAGGCAAAATGTATAAAAAGAAAAGCTCTAAAAGAGTAAGCTGGAAAAAACGTAAAAAGTCTTGATTATTATACTTTAAATAGTAAATAGTTAGATGAATAACAATGTTGAATTATTAAATGAACAATTTGGTCAGTTTACTGAAAATTTATCCAAGTTTACTGATAAGCAAAATGCAGCTGCAGGTACAAGAGCAAGAAAAGCTCTACTTGAAATGGCAAAATTAACAAAGGTTATAAGAAAAGAGATTCAAGACAAGAAGAATGCTGGTTAAGCATAAATAATTGTGTGATATCATTTAAAAATTTCTTTGAATCGAATAAACCTTTAGGTTTAATTGAAACCATTACTTTTAAAGACTTAGGTCCCATAGAAGCTAAGATTGATAGCGGAAATGGGGCCTATAACGTCTTACATGGTTATAACATTATTGAACATGATGGTAAAGTAACTTTCTTTACAGTAGAAGATAAGAAAATAACTAAAGAGTTAGTTGAAAAAATTGATATAAATGTCGGCTCAGGTAATATAGAAGAAAGACCTGTAGTTGAATTTGATATCGAAATAGGTGATAAACTTTACCCTAAAACTAAATTTTCTATCGGAGATAGAACTGAAAACGAATATAAGATATTAGTCGGTAAAGACTTTATAGAACAATTAGGTGGTCTAATTGACGTAAGCGCTGAAGGTAATTTAGATTAATACCAACAAGGTCTTTTTCTATTAGTCCAGGTTGCAAATGGTTTATCTTTTCTGATATACTCTCTATATTGGTCTATAGTAGATAATGAATCAAAATTAGTTGTCTTTCTACATTCACAAACATC